CGAATCGACCTTGCCGAAGACAGAAGCGTAGCCGACGAAAGTGCCGGCCTCAGCATCGACCTTCATTTGCGACTCATCGAAATTGAGCAGTTTGCGCAGCAGCATGGCTTTCCTTTATTGTGCCGTAGGGGGTTTGTCAGAACTTCCGCCAGAGCCAACTAGGCCAGGCGTCCCAAGCAGTCGGACGGGGATGAGATTCGATTGCGCGGTGTACTCGTTGCCACCTTCGAATGGCAAGTCATTCTCCAGCGCGCGGCATTCATTTCGGTTCTTGAGGCCGTTCTGGACAGCTTTCGCGTATATTTCGATGCGCGTTTTAAGGCTGCCGCGGAGCAGCGCGTCCAGATTGAACTCGATGACCTGGGTCGCGCGCTGGCGAGCCGTCAGCACGCGCTTTCGCACCCCTTGCTCGATGTTGACAAGAAGGGGGCGAATCGACAACGTGTAGAAGCCATCGATCAATTGCTCGATGCCCGAGCCCCATGCCGTGACGTTGCTGTGGTGAACCAGGACCGGTGGAACGTCGTACCAACGGCAAAGCTCCTCGACCCCGTATTGGCGGGTCTCCAGCAGTTGTTGCTGCTCCGGCGTCATCGTCAGCTGCTGGTACTTCATGTTCGCCTCCAGCAGGTGGAGTCGGCTCAACTGGCCCTCACCCATGTCGGCAAAGTTCTGCCTCACGGCGAGCCGCTGCTCCGGGCTCAGCACCTTGTCGATCATCAGTACCCCAGCAGGCTTGCCGCCAGCGCCGAACATCTTGCTAGCGTCGGCCTGTGCCTTCGCCGCCTCGTCAAGGCCCGCGCGCATGAACTGGAGTTTGTCCATTCCCGTAGTACCGTTGCCGAGGTTCTTCAGCACGTACACGCTGTCTTCGCTGAGCACCGCGACGTCGTTGTCGAAGCGATACTCATAGACCATCGAGCCATCGCGAAGCACTTTCGGTGTCACCTGGGCCGCCGGCATGGGCCACAGCGCGAGGGCTTCGCCCGCATCGTCGCGATCGATTCGAGCGTAGGCCGCGCCCCGCAAATCGTGGTTCATCACCATTGCCCGCCAGAATTCGAAGGGCGTCATGCGCGAGTTCGGCGACTCGTGCAGGAGGTTGTAGAGCCGGCTCGACTTTACGATCTCGCGTTGGCCGCTCCGCTCCATGTAGGCAAAGAATGGAAGACTGGCGACAATCGCCGCCCGGCGGTCGATGCAGGCCCATACGGTGCTGATCTGGAGCGCCGCATCCACACCCACCGCACTGGTGCCAGGGATCAGCGTGTTTGTGGGACCGGTGTGCTGTTGACCGGACGCTTCCGAGGAAGCACTGCGGCCACCCCACCAGGTGCGGAAGGAGTTAATAATATTCATGTACTGACCGGGTTGAAGATGGCGTCATTGATATCCCACTCTTCCTCGTAAGAGGCCGCGCGGCTGAGTGCCATGGAAGAAGCGACGATCCCGTCGATCCGGCCGTTGGCGTTGGAACGTTTCTTGTCAGGCCTGAAGTTGCCGTTGCTGTCGAACAGCAAGGCGGTGTTTGCGGCGCATGACCGAAGAACAGGGTTGCCGCCATGCTGAAGCAGGAGTCCGTACACCAGCTCCTCAAGCTTCTTACTTCCTGGGTGCATCCCCCCAGTGTTCTGCGGCACTTCGACCAGGGGGACGCCCGCCTCAAGCAGCTCATTGGCCAGCTGCAGCGCGTTCCAGCGATCAAAGCCGACCTCTTGCACGTCGAATTCTTTCAACGACCTCAAGATCCGCTCGCGTACATAGGCATAGTCAGTCACGTTGCCAGGCGTACCGATCAACCATCCCTCTTCCTGCCACTTCTTGTACGGCGCACCGTCATCGTGCTCCTGCGAGTCGATCTTCTCTTGCGGACACCAGAACCAAGCGAGGACGTGCCAGTCCTCCCCCGGTTGTTCCGGCGGGAAGTAGAGGACGTACGCGGTAAGGTCTCGGGTTGACGCCAGGTCGAGACCGCCAAAGCAGCGCCGGCCCAACAGTTTCTTGGGATCGAACTTCTTGCCGCCCTTGTCCCAAACTGCCAGGTCGAACCAACCATCGGCGCTGTTGCACCAGATGTTCAAATCCTTGGTCAGGAAGTTTGCGCGCGCGCCCGGCAGCGCGGCCGCCTTGCGCGCCATCCCGCGCATGTACGCGAGAGTCTTCGACTTCCCAAGCCCGGGATTTGACTTGTACCAGTTCCGTTCGAGAAAGGGATCGTCGCCTTCGTCGAGCGTGTAGACATAACCGAAGATGTCGTCGTCGATCCGCTTTCCTTCCAGGACCGAGATCAGGTAGGCGCGCACCTCGGTGCAGATGCCATCGAGGATAAAGCCGGCCGTCGTAATAGCCGACAGCAAGGGCTGCTTACGCGCGCCCAGGGCAGTTTCCATGACGTCCCAAACATCCCGGTGGCGCTGAGCGTGCAGTTCGTCGAACAGAATGGCCGAGGGATTCAGGCCATCCAGGTTCTCTGCGTTCGCCGGCAGCGGCGCAAACACAGAGGTGTCGAGTTCGACGCGCTCCTGGTTCAACCCGCTGTGCACCTTGAACGAGCGCGCTGCACCCTTCGACCGGCGCACCCATCGCTTGATGTTGTCGAAGGCAGGCTTGAACACTGTCATTGCCTGGGCGCGAGTGGTTGCAACCGCATAAACTTCAGCGCCTATCTCGCCGTCCATCGAGAACAGGTAGGCGCCCTGCGGCCCCTTCCAAGTGCTCTTGCCGTTCTTCCGCGCCACTTCCTCGTAGGCACGATTGAAGCGCCGCCCGTCATCATCGACCCTGCGCCAGCCGTAGAGGACAGCAGTCCAAAACTTCTGCCATGGGTCGAGCAAGATGGGCGTACCCGCCAACGGACCCTTGATGTGGGAGAAGAACTTCTCGATGTAGTTGATGATGTGCCAGCTATATGCTGGATTGAACACCAACCCCCGCGCCCCCGCTTTCTGAAGGTCGACGTAGTGACGCAAGACAGCCAGGTAGACGATCCTCCCGGTTAGAATGTCGCCGCGCAGTACCGGCAGACCATACCCGGTATCCCACTCGTGGAGCACTTCCGGGACTAGTGCTGCGACCCTCTTGCCGGTGAGCTGGTGGCGTGGCCGACGAGGTCGCTGAACAGATCGTCCTGCCCCCCGCGTTCGCCCGTGTCCTTCCTTACCCTCGCCAGGGAGGGTATCGTCAAGCATGCCTTTGGCAACCATTGTCCAAGCTCCATCTTCAGGCGCTTCTCGTCATCGGCCCAGGGAGTCGGTGTTGACCATCCGGTTTTCGATGTCTGCGAGCGCCCTTTCTCGGCACACTCTTTCGACGCAGCGATCCAATCCACAAAGGTGCGCACGATGACGGCCAGCGGCATGCCGGCAGTTAAGTGCTCAATTCCGGCGGAGCGCAGAGAGTCGCATATGTAGCCATACACCTGCAGCTCTTCGTCCGTCAGTCCGATGACTGGCGGCGGGTCCGGCGAGGCCGACTCACCCGCATTCGTCACGCTTGCCGCGCCGACTACGGGCAGTGAGGTGCCGAAGTTCGTTTTGTCGTTCATGGGATTTCCTTGCATGGGCTGGATCTGTGTGGGAAAACGGAGATCCGCATCGTTCCGGCCACCTACCAGTTAAACCCCCCGGGGGTAGTTTTCGCTTCCCATAAAACTTCGACTAACCGTACGGTTTCCAGCATTTATTTCAGCCGACTTTCGACCCACCCTACCCCTTCGGTCGATGCCGTCCGCGCTGCGCCTCGGCCTTGCTCTTGGCCTCGTGGCAGTCGTCGCAAAGGGCTTGCTCATTGGTCTCGTCATCGGCGCCGCCCTCAGCCAGAGGGATGATGTGGTCACGCTGTGTTGCGGGCGATGCACGATTGCTCTCGAGGCAGATGACGCACAGCGGGTGAGCCTTGAACAGTCGCGCGCGCATCACCTGCAGTCGGCGACCAGTGATCCGTTTCGTTGGCGTGCACTTGATCCACGCCTCTTTCGGGTGCGCCGCGCATCGCCCACCACCATCGGAGACCAGGACTCGACATCCGCGCATGCTGCAGGGGCGGGGAGCCGATCTAGGCACAGCGCTTGCCTTGACGCGGCTCGAACGCCAGCTCAACGCGACCGCGACGAGTCTTACGCTGCACCTCGCCATCCACAACGATGATGTGACCGCGCCCGTCCGTGGCAGCACAGATAACGTAGCCGCGCGCAGTGTCGGCCGTGTAGCACTCCGTCACCCTCACACCATCGAGGAAGACGCTAATGGCCGATGCCGCGACCACTCGCTTGAAGAGGGCATTGCCTGGATCGCTATCATCGATTGAAATGCGCATTGAAGCCTCAAGGATGTAACCGTTGTGCAGACGTCTGCACAACGGCATTGAATGGGGTGCAGCCGCCCGCGCCGGTGAAGCTGTGATACCGATGGAGTTGGCTTTGTACGTCGGCTGCTGTGCCTGTTACACGCCACTGGAGGCACGCTGGCGTCGATACCTGTCGCTACTACCCACAACGCGGCGCGATTGCCCGTCCAACAATTGCTTGAGGGGTGGGCGACCTCACCGTAAGATGGCAACCTACTGCAGGTGCCGAATAAAAAAGCCCGGCGAACCGGGCAAACATGAAAGCGTATATCCACCGCTTGTTATCGCGGATCGAGATGGATCACCACCTTTCACTGTTGAGATTCGTCAGCGCTTAACGTTGTCGCCCAACGTCGCCATGCTTAGGCAATGGCCGAATAAAAGAACCCGCGAGGCGTTACACCACGCGGGCGAACTACGCTGATTTCGCAGCGGAGGAGACGCGGTTCATCGGGTGGCCGGGGGCTGCGCTATGCAGGGAGACGATGCTAGTCGTTCGCGTATTACTCCGGCATTCAGGCGGATACCGCCCCGCTGTTTCAGGGGATAAGCCAGCTCATGCGCTGGACATCGGATACGAACGGATCTTCAGTCTATGCAGGGAGCGTCACCCCCGGCCCTCGATGATCAATGCAGCAGGACTGAAACGCAAAAAGCCCGCATGTGCGGGCTTTGGATACAGTTGCTGCGAGAATGACCGAAATATACACGCGCTGGAACACTTACGTCAACGCATTATTTAAAACGGGCAAGTTACTCCCTGCTCGATGAAGATCGGCACCAGCCGCGCTATCCCCTGCTCCTCCAGCTTCCTCAGGTGATTCTTCAGTTTCCATGAGGCGCGCAGGTACTTGGTATGATTTCCCCCGAAGTTCTTCGCCATGTCGCGTGAGCTGATCTCGATCTTCTTATGCGTCGCATACATCCTCCCCAGCATGCAGTCCAGAGCGAACATCGGTATCTGAGGGAACATGGGCGCGAACCACTCGGACAGTCCCTGAATGGCGGCGATCCTCTCGGGCGAGAAGGCGAACCGGCGCCGCGTAGTCGCGCCGTCACGCTGGGGGCCATTGTCAACCAGGCTGCACGAGGTCATCCGATCGGCATCGACCTGCGCCTTGCGCACTTTCCGCTCTGCGAACGTCAGCGCTGCGCTAACCGAACGGACAACATCACGCGCCGAATTGAACCGGTCTGCCGCCACCTGGTGGCCTGCCGATGACGCACTCTGGAACGCAGACTTTGCTTCGGCCTGCTCGGTCCGTGCCGCTTCCAGCCGCACCTTGATACTCTCGACCTCCTCCTGGGCAGCGACCAGCGCAGCTGCGGCCAGCTCGTTCTTCACCTGGTCATCGCGTACGTCCTCAAACTCGGTCTGCCCATACTTTGCTTGCAGCACCCACATTTCAACAGACGGCAGCTTCTTCACCGCCTGCGTGATCAACGCGCACTGCGCGCGGATGTCCGAGCTGCTCAGGCCCGAGAAGTTTACCGAACCACCGCCAGCGCCGCGCAGCTGGTCGAGCCAGTTGCGCTGCTGGCCGGTCTCCAGCTTAATCGACTCCATCACGCGGATGATCGCTTTGCGCAGCGGCGCGTCTTGCGTCGCCTCCTGGGCCATTATCAGGAACGCCACATGCACGGCCTGCCCTGCGTTTTCAAAGATCGCCTGCTCAATTTCCATCCCTGCTCCCATCAACGCACCCCTTTCAGTTTAAGTCGACGCTCTATGGCCTCGAACCTTGATACATCCTCTTGCTGCTCCGCAGGCCTTGTGCCCACCTGGTGACCGTTCTCGCTTGCGTAGAAGACCGGCTCGCCGCTCACCCCGGCCTTGATGACCTGATCGATACAGGCCTCTCCAAACGCCTTGCGCAAGCTGTCGATCAACTTCGCGGTCTCCGGCATCCGCTCCCTCATCGATCCCTTCGCCATCCGCCTCCTCGACTATCGTCAAATGATTTCTTTTTAGCAAACCGTCAACACCGTCAACACACCCTCAACATCAAGACAGCCCGTCGTTACTGGGTTTGTTGACACTGTTGACAGTGTTGACAGTTAAAATGAAATCCAAATAGAAATCCCATTCGCCCAAAACACTCCACCATCATTTCTGCTGCTTACGTGCGCGCGAGGACCGGAAAATAACCCTCAATACTGTCAACACTGTCCACATCATCAATAACGACGGGCGTTCTTGATGTTGACGGTTGTCGCGGATGTTGACGGTTAACCCCCAACATCGGGCGAATCGTCGGCATCGTCACCCCGCCGGTATGAACGGAACCCCTTCTCGAATACCCCGGCCGTCGATTCGGCCCACTCCCGGAGAGTCTTCCCGTCTGGCTTATCGCCGATGAGGAATACATACCGCTGCTTGACCTCGGACTGCAGGTCGTACTTGATCGCATGCTGCTTGAGCGCGCCGCCGGCATAGCGCTCGACGGACGGACTGAACACCGTCAACGAGGTGTACTTCGATTCGCCTGAGCGTCCGCACCAGACTTTGAAGACTTCGTAGAGGCGCTGGATGCCGCAGGTTACGAACGGGACCGGCAGCAGGCCCGTCGACCACTCGCGGTAGAAGCGCTCTGCCGGCGTGAGGCTCTTCTCGATCAGCTTGTCCTTCGCCTCGTTGTAGAGCGGTTTGGTGTGCTCGTTGAAGTCGCCCATGTCCAGCTCATGCACCAGGTAGTAGTAGAAGGCCTCGATGCCGCCTTTGGCGATCTCCTCGGCCACACCGACGTAGAACTCCCGGAGCAGTGCCGGCGGCGTCCACACCACCAGGTAGCGGCGATCGGTCTTGTCCAGGGCGAGCGGCTGCAGCTCGTTGGACAGGAACACGAAGTTCATCTGATTCGCTTCGCTATGCTCGGGCAGGCCCTTCGGGTTGACGATCACGGTGTCGCCCGACACGAGGTACTTGAGCTTCCCCTTCATCTGCTTCAGCTCGGCCCTGGTCACGACCTCGTCGGCCACCATGAACAGCTTCATCGAGGCCCAATCGTTGAAGTTCGACTCCAGCTGCGCATTGCCGATCACATAGCCATACTCGCCGTAGATCGCCTTGACGACCTTCTCGAAGAAGAAGTTCTTACCGGAGCCCTCGTCGCCGTGCATGATGATCGAGGTCTCCATCTTGGCGCCGGGATTGCGCAGCGGGTAGGCCAGCCAGCGCAAGATCCAGGTCTCCAAATCCTCCTTGCCATCGCACAGGTGCGACAGCAGCACCAAGATTTGGGTGCACTGGCCCTTCTTCGGGCGCATCTTCCACCCGCTGAACAGGTTGACCGTCGCAGTCGGACCGCTGGCCGCCGGACTGGGGAGCTCGCGCGGATCGAAGACGATGTTTTTCTTCAAAACCCACTTGCGCTGATCGCCGCCCCAAAACTTCATCACGTCGCTGTTCTGGACGATGGTGCGCATGGCCGACAACTTCATCAGCATCCGCTGGCGCTTGTCCCACACCAGGTCCTCGCCGTAGATCAGGATGAAGTTGTCGAGGACATCCTCCACCTGATCCCAGTGCGCCTTCCCGTATATCTTTTTGGGCTTCTCTTTCCGCTTAGGCTCCTCCTCCCCCTCCCCTCGCGGGAAAAGCTCGCCAGCGGGCGCAGGCGCGTCCTCAGGCACCGGCATTGCGTCAAATCGCGCATCGAATTCCGCTGGCGGCTCTTCGCCGTCGCCTTCAGGCGGCTGCCTTCCTCCAGGGGGAGGGGGGGACGAATTCAGACCAGCAGCAGGCGCTAAACTTTCGGGTGCGGCTTGCGCCGCAGAGGGGGCGGGAGAATCGGCATTGAGCTGCTTCGCAGCTAGAGGAAAACCGGCTGTGATGTCCCGGTTTCCGTTCGACTGCATAGCGGAGACCACACCAGCGGCCTCCATGGCATCCAACAACCTCGCAGCGCGGTTGTAACCGATCCGCAGGTGGCGCTGCACCAGGGAGATCGAAGCGCGCTGGTTGGCGAACACGATCTCGACGGCCTTGTCGTACAGGTCGTCGACCAGCTGCGCCGCCTGGTCGTCAGGGGACGAATCGAATTTGAGCTGCTGCGCAGCAAGGATGGCAGCACCGATCTGCACCACCACAGCCTCATGCCCCTCCTCAAGGCACAGGTCGTTGAAGTCCGTCAGCTTGCGTCCGCCTCGATCCTTGAACAGCGGGATGACCACCGAGGCATTCCCGACGGCCGCTGCGGCGGCGCGGCTGCAGGCGACCCCGGCATTCTTGTACGTGTAGTTGCGCACGATGCGGCCGCACCGCATGTCCGCCTCGATATATTCCACGCCTTGGGGATCTTTGCGCCACCAAGCTGTTACCTCGACATCGCTCCCGTCGTCTGCCTTGACGACGTGTGACGCGCCGTCGATCGGCACCTGAACGGAGACCTTGAATTCCTCGCGCAAGCGCTCGATGAAGCGCTCAGCCAACAGGTAATCGTCGTCAGCGAGGAACAGCAGATGCGCAGCAGGATAGGCGTCACGCAGGCGCTTCGCTACCGCCAGGAGCCCGCCCGCGTCGAAGGCAACGACCACCGGCAGATCGACCGCGGCCTTCACGCTGGTGCGGGCCGTGCTGCAGGTGGCGTAGCCCTCGCCGATTCCGATGATGTCGGCGCCGGCCAGCCTGCCCAGCGTATGGGCCGCGCCGACCTTGTCCATGTCCTTGCTGTAGGTCTTCGATCCGTCCGGGGCGATCTTTTGCAGGCCGACGAGCTGCCCACCCCGAGCCATAGGAACGAGGAGCAAGCCTTTCGGGCTGACGCGCACCCCATCGGCGATCACGCGCTTGCGCACCAGGTAATCGTGCTCGGTCGGAATGTCGGCAGCTTTGTTCCATCCGTCGACGGCCCGATTCGCGGCCATTCGCGCAGCGTTGGCCCGCTTCTCGGCTTCGGCCTTCTCGTTGGCCCGCTGCTTGTTCGCGAGCTCGGCCCGGTCGGAGTCGCTCATGTCTTCCATGTCAACGGTCACCGGGACCGTGTTGCGGTTCTCGCCCTGGAAGAAGCCGAACGCGCCCGTGACAACGGAGCGTCCGGAGGTCAGCGTCATTTCGCGCAGGATGTACCAGGCCTTCTTCTGCGGGCCGAAGCGCTTGTACTTACCGTCGAGGATGGGGTGATTCGGTGGAAGTGGTGGCAACCCGAAGGCTGCCATTTGGGCGATTACTTGACCCGCGTCGCTCATCCCTGCGCGTCCTTGCCAATGACCGCCAGGCTGGACTTGAACCCGACGTGCACATCGCCATGACGCGACGGGATATCGCGATAGTCAAACGAACCCTCGCGCTGCAGGCGTACGTTGGGCAAGTTCTTGCGGGACAGTGTTCGCATCGGTGCGACATAGCGCGGCCCCACGATGACTGGCGCTGGCTTCGGCGGCGCATCCACCGCAATGCCCAGGTGCTCAAGACCTTCGTCAGTGATGAGGTAAATCGTTGCGCGCTCGTACACGAGGCCAGTGTTCAGCAGGCATTGCACCATCACATCCCAGTCCGCCGCCCGTGGCAAGCGGTCACATGGCCACTTGATCATGCCCATCCACGTACCGGTAGATGCCTGTCCACCAATAGCGTGCAGGCCCTTCAAAGCAAGATAGGCTCGACTACTTGCATGCGGCTTCCGGATGTGCGCAGTCATTTGGCCTCCTCGGCTTCCCCGGCATTCGGGCAGTAGATCCGGAATGTGAGGGCCATGAGTTCAGCCAGGACTCGATGAAGCCGCGCACCATCCGCCTCAAGCACGCGCCGCTCCGCGCGGTCGATCTTGTCGTCCGCTGTGGCTTCCGCAAAGTGCTTCGAGAACTGCCCCAATTCCGTGTACAGCTGATGGAATTTCCCCATCAAGACTTCGTTCTCACCAGTTAAATCGTCCGGCAACTTTACGAACGTCCCTCCGCTTGCCGTGCTAACGGCCTCCGCGAACAGTGTCGTTCCCGAGAAGCTCTGCATGGCCATCGCAGTTTCGACAAGCAACCCTTGTCC